TGGATCAGGTGAGCAAAAATTATCTGGTACAGGTATCGTTACAGGAATGTCTGTTGGTGTAACACTTGATGGAGTAACTACAAGAACTGTTACTGTTCAAGGCACAGGTGGTTTAACTATCGGCACAGTATAATTTTAATTTATGGCTGATGAAAAAATAGATTATTTTGAAGGTATTAGAGATCATTTTAATACACAAGAAACAAGAATAATTGAAGTGCCTGAATGGGGTTTAGTCGGCGATAAAGCTATACATTGTAAACCTTTTAATATGTCTGAAAAGGCAAAGATATTTAAAGGTGCTAGTACTACTGATTTGATAGTTTTGATTGATGTTATTATTGAAAAAGCATTAACTAAAGATGGCGATAAAATGTTTAATGCTAGTCATATTTTATCATTTAAGACAAAAGCTGATACAAATGTTATTGCTGATGTAGCAACAAAGATAATGGGTTCACAAGAAACCAATATCATTGAAGCAAAAAAAAACTAAAAAATAACGTAGAACTCCATAATATATTTGCTTTAGGCGAGAAACTGCACAAAACAGTTTCAGAAATCTTGCAAATGTCGGTCGTAGAGTTTAATATGTGGTTAGCATATTTTAATCTTCAAAATGAAGAGCGAGAAAGACAAGAACGAATTGCAAAGATGAAAAGATAAATGGCAACTAAAAAAGTAAATATAGATATTATCGCTAAAGATAAAACCCGAATGGCAATGCAAACTGCCACTAAGGGAGTAAACAATCTAAAAAATTCTGTATTTAATTTAAAAGTTGCTTTCGCCGCTTTAGGTGGTGGAATAGTTGCAAGATCGTTTGTTAATACTGCAAGAGATATTGAAAGACTACAAGTTAGATTAAAATTTTTATTTGGAAGTGTAGATGAAGGTGCAAAGGCTTTCGATAAGATGGCCAAATTTGCAAGTAGAGTTCCATTCTCATTAAATGAAATACAACAAGGTGCTGGTGTATTATCAGTAGTTTCTAAAGATGCTGACGAACTTGCAAAGATTATGGAGATTACAGGTAATGTTGCGGCAGTTACAGGATTAGATTTTAGAACTACATCAGAACAAATACAAAGATCATTATCAGCTGGTATTAGTGCGGCTGATCTATTTAGAGAAAGAGGTGTTAGGGATTTATTAGGATTCAAAGCTGGTGCTACTGTTACAGCAGAAGAAACAGCAGAAGCATTTGAAAGAGTATTTGGTCCTGGTGGTAGATTCGGTAAAGCAACAAATGATTTAGCAAAAACCTTTGATGGTGTTTTATCAATGATAGGCGATAAAATATTCTTATTCAAAAAAGCTACTATGGAAGCTGGACTATTTGACTTTCTTAAATCAAATTTAATTGCAATAGAAAATATTTTACAGAAAAACTTTGGATCATTAGAAAATGCCGCTGAATCATTTAGTGAAACTTTAGTAACTGCATTAAGAAAAATAATGTTAGGAAGTGCAAGAGTCCTTGACTTAATGCGACCTATATTTGATTTCTTTGTAGATTCTGTAAAAAATTTATTTGGTTTTATAAATATGCTTCCTCCTGAAATGAGAGCTATGGGTATTATCGGATTCTTAATGCTTGGTGGAAAAGCAAAATTATTAGTAGTAGCAATCGGATCACTATTTGATGATATTGCAAGAGCAATTAATGTTGGATTAGAAAAACTTGGTTTAGATATGATCAATTTTGGCGAAGTTACAGGAAAAACTAAAGCCATGATTGAAGAATTTTTTAGTGCAGAAGATGTAGATATTTCTAAATTAAGAGGTGCTTTAGATACTGTAATTATAGGTACAGGACACATGGAACAATCCATGATTGACTATTTAGCAAGAGTTGATGAATTAATGGAACAAGAAAAAAGAGCAGATGCAGAATTAGCCAAATTTGCTCATTTAAGAAAATTAAGACAAATAGAAGCTCAAGATCAATTAAAAAAAGAACGAGATGAAGTTGGTATGTTAGAAAAAGCATACGAAGGTTTCAGAGAAGGATTTACTGAAGCAATGAAAAATGCATCTGATGTTACTAAAAATTTTGAACAAGTTGGTAAAAACGCATTTAAAAATGTTACTGATGCTCTTACAAATTTTGTAATGACAGGAAAATTACAAATAGAAGATTTAGCAAGAGTAATTATAAAACAAATAGTAAATGCTTTAGTAGGTGCTGCAGTAAGTTCAGCAATGAAAAAAGCTACTGCTATGTTTAAAATGGACGCAATTAAAAAAGCATTAATTAGTGTTTATGAGGGTGCATTAAGAACTTTTGCATCAATACCTTTTCCATTTAATATCGCCGCAGTAGGTGGTGCTTTAGCTTTTGGTATGGGAATGGTAAATAAAATTAGAGGATTTGAAAAAGGTGGTCGTCCATCAGTTGGTCAACCAGCAATAGTTGGTGAAGCTGGTCCTGAACTGTTCGTGCCTGATCAAGCTGGAACTGTTATTCCTAATAATCAATTAAGTATGGGAGGAAAGCCTGTCACAGTAAACTTTAATATCAATACTGTTGACGCTAGAGGATTTAATGAATTATTAGTAAATAGTAGAGGTGTTTTAGTAAATATTATAAATCAAGCAGTAAATGAAAAAGGAAAAATGGCGGTAATTTAATATGAGTGGAGCATTACCAAATACAAATTTTACAGCAATAAATTTTAAGAATAATCAAAAAACTTTATTTAGTGAAACTGATAGTGGCAAAACTTTTAGGAGGCAAGTTCAAGGACAGAGGTTTAGTTTTACAGTTTCATATCCTCCTATGAAAAGGTCGGAGTTTGCACCGATCATGGCATTTATAATGAAACAAAGATCGCAGAAAGAAAATTTTACAATCACATTACCAAGTTATTTTAATGCACAAGGTAATGAAACAGGCACTTTGTTAGTGAATGGTGCACACTCTTCGGCTGATACTACTATTGCCATTGATGGTTTTGCTAGTGATGGTGCTGGAAGATTAAAAGCTGGTGATCTTATAAAATTTGCACATGATAAAGTATATATGGTGGTAGCAGATGTAACTTCCTCTTCAAATGCGGCGACTGTAACTATTGAGCCACCATTACGAACTGCTTTAACTAACAATAGTTCAGTCACATACGATTCAGTACCTTTTACTGTACATTTGCAGAGTGATGTTCAAGAGTTTGAAACGACTCAAAATGATAATGACGGAAACCTTTTATTCCGATATGAGTTTGATGTTATTGAGAGTTTATAATGGCAAGAGGATTATCGACTGCGGTCAAAAACGAACTAGCAACAGGAGTTATTGATCCTGTATTATTAATAGAAATAGGATTTAATACTCCTGTTTATTTAACTAACGCATCATTTGATTTAACTTCTAGTGTATCAGGCACATCAAGAACTTATGTAGCCAATGGTCATTTTAAAAATATTACAGGAGTTAATGAAACAAACAAACCTACAAAAAATACTTTATCTTTAAGTTTATCTGGTGTTGATCAAACTTATATATCACTTGCTCTTTCTGAAAATATTATAAATGCAGAAGTTTATATTTATAGAGGATTTCTTGATACTAATAATGCATTGTTATCTGATCCGTTTTTGTTATTTTTCGGAACGATTGATGAATATAAAATTTCTGACACCACAGAAAAAGCTAATTTAGTATTACAAATCACATCACATTGGGGAAACTTTAGTAAAACAAGTGGTAGAGTAACTACTGATAATTCACAACAAAGATATTTTAGTGGCGATAAAGGTATGGAGTTTGCCGCACTAACAGTTAGAGATATAAAATGGGGTAGAGTTTAATGGCTAGTTTTCATTTTTACGAAGCATCAAATAAAAACATGGAAGAAATTTTTGAAATATTAAATGAGTTTGAAAAAGAAGCACCAGCTCTTGATTATCCTCACATTAATAGACCTAAAATGAAACAAACATTGATGATGTTTTTAGAAAGAGGAAAAATAATTTTAATTAAAGATTTAGATAAAAATAAAATTGTAGGCATAACAATATTTTTATTTAACGAATATTTATGGTCTAGAGAACAACTGTTATCAGTTCAAGTAATTTATATATTAAAAGAATACCGATCATTTAAATTATTTAATCAAACAATGGATATAATTAAAAATCAGGCAAAAGGTAGGCATATTCATTTGACTATCTCAACAAAATTGATGGCAGATAAATTATTAGATAGATATGGTTTTGAAAAACTAGGTGGTCTGTGGAGGTATTCAGATGTGTGATCCTGGTGGAATAATTGAAGATGTAGTAGATGCAGTTACAGATGTTGTAGATTTTGTCGTTGATTTAGTGACTGATTTTGTTGGTTGGTTAAATCCTATTCCTGAAATACCTGATTATGGCGACAATCAACAAGACATTAATGCTAGAGGAGTTTTAGTAAATAAAATTAGTGCTAATTCTCATATACCTATTGTTTATGGAACAAGAAAAGTTGGTGGCAATGTAGTTTTTCTTGAAACTTCTGGAACCGATAATGAATTTTTATATATGGCTATTATCGTATCAGAAGGCGAAATAGATGATATTACTAAAATATTTGTAAATGATAATGAAGTTACTTTAAGTGGTGATATAGCTGATAATGTTCAAAGAACAGTCGCAAGTTCTGATGCAAATTATTTCAAAGCACCAGATGATGATTCAAGTGCAGAAAGTTTGATAACAATAGAGCCACATTATGGCACTGATAGTCAAAGTGCTTCAAGTTTGTTATCTGGTTTATCTTCATGGACATCAAACCATAGGTTAAGAGGACTTGCTTATATAGCAATTAAATTTAAATGGAACGCAGATGCTTTTGGTTCATTGCCTCAAGTAAATGCAATAGTTAAAGGTAGAAAAGTTTATAATCCTAATTTAGATGGTACAGTAACAGGAGGAACTGGTAGTCACAGAAAAGATGATTCTACTACATGGGAATATTCAGATAATGGTGTTTATCAATTATTAGATTATTTAAGAAATGAAAGATTTGGTATGGGTATTCCGAATAGTTATTTTGATTCAAACTTTGCTGATTGGCAAGTAGCTGGTGATGTTTGTGATGCAAATATAACACCATTTAGTGGTGCAAGTCAGATTGATTTGATGGATAGCCACCCTGTCGTTGATACATCAAGAAAAGCGATTGATATAGTTCAAGATTTTGTAAAAGGTACTAGATCATATTTAAATTTTACAGGAGGAAAATATAATATTCTTGTAGAAACATCGGGAAGTGCTTCATTAACATTAGATGAAGATAATATTATTGGAGGAATAATTGTTGGAAGTAAAAGTAAAAACTCAAGATACAATAGAGTTATAGTCAATTTTACAAACCCTGATAAAAATTATCAATCTGATACTGCACAGTTTCCCCCTGTTGATGAAACAGGATTAGTGAGTGCTGATCAACATGCAACAATGAAAACAGCTGATGGTGGTTTATTGTTAGAAGGTAAGTTTGATTTTCCTATGTTAATTAATCCACATCAAGCACAAGAAATGGCAGAAATAATTTTAAGAAGATCAAGATCAAGTTTAGATGTAAGTTTAAAGGCAGATGCTAATGCATTAGATTTATCAATCGGCGATATTGTAAATATTACTCATGTTACTCCGGGATTCTCTGCAAAACCTTTTAGAGTTCAAGGCATGAGTATTAATACAGATCATACAATATCTTTACAATTATCAGAACATCAAGATAGTTATTATGCTTTTGGAACACAAGTTGCACCAGCAACTATTCCTGATACTACTTTACCAAACCCATTCAGTGTTCAACCACCAGCAAGTATATCCTTAGATGATGAACTTATTGAATATGCAGATGGTATTGTTATAACAAGATTATTAATTTCAGTAGGTGCATCGCCTGATAAATTTGTTGATAATTATGAAGTACAAATCAAACAAACTCTTGATCCAGATGGTAATTCAGTAACAGATTCATTTAGAGAAATAGCAACAGGAAAAATTTTAAACTATCAACATCTTAATGTAATTGATGAAGCCACATATCAAGTGCGTGTTCGTGCAGTAAATACTATTGGTGCCAAATCAACTTTTATATCAACAACGCGTAAGATTGTTGGTGGTGTTGAAGTGCCTTCAAATGTAGAAGATTTTGCAGTTGAAATGCATGGACAACATCAAATGAAATTAACATGGACTCCACCTAGTCAAAACAGTGATTTAGATATTTCTTATTACGACATTAGATTTCAAGATGTATTAACAGGTGCTAAATGGATTAATTCAACAAATCTTGTAAGATGTCCTCGTAGAAAATGTGATAATGCAGTTGTTCCAGCAAGGACAGGAAGTTATCTTATCAAAGCAGTAGATAAAAACGGAAACAGTTCTGCTACAGAAACTATCGTAACAACTAATATATCTGGCATACAAGCATATAAAACTGTTTCTAGTTTTACAGAAACACCAAATATATTTACAGGCGCAGATCAAATGGACGGAACATTACCATTAGCAGTAAAAATTGATCCATCTGGCGATACAATAATAACATTAGATACGGTTACAAACTTTGATGATACTGTAGGAAATTTTGATTCACCATCAGGGGATTTTGAATTAGGTGGAACTGATACAACATCAAATCCAAATTTTAACGATAAAAACAGAGATGCAAAAGGTTTTTATAATTTTGTAAATTCAATATCTTTATCGCAAATATATGATGGCGATGTTGTTCCTAGTATAACTCTTGACGCAGAAAACCCTTACGATTTATTTGATAGTGGTCGTGGTGCATTATTTTTTGATTCAGCAAAAGCACCCTTTGATGGTACAGAACAATTACATGCTTTTCATAGAGTACAAATAGCAACAGATAATACTTCATTGGCTAATTGCACAAGTTTTAGCGATATAACACAATCAGCAACTTTTAAATTCAAGTTTGCAAAATTTAGATTAAAACTAACAAATGATGACGATCAAACTTCAAGTAACGTAAAATCTATTGCTATAAAATTAAATATTGAAGAACGTACATTTGCTGAAAGTAATTTGGCTACATCTTCTGGATCAAAAACAATAACATTTACAAATCCATTTTTTGAAGTACCAGCTTTAGGTATTGCGGCTCAAAATATGCAAACAGGAGATGTATTTACAATCACATCAAAAAGTGTTAATGGTTTCACAATAGCTTTTGTAAATTCAAGTGGTAGTGCAGTAGATAGAACATTTGATTATATTGCTAAAGGTTTTGGGTTGCAAAGTTAAATAGAAAAGGATATAAAAAATTATGGCACAAGTATCAGATGTATCATTGGCGAACCAAGGTTTTTCCGCATTTAGAACGGAACTGAATAATATTTTATCAGCATTGAACTCATCACATAGTGGAAGTTCTGCTCCAAGTTCTGTTACTACAGGAACAATATGGGTAGATACAGGAACATCAGGAGTTTTAAAAGTTAAGATAAATGATGGTTCGGATAATGTAGAATTATTTCAAATTAATATTTCAAGTAATGCAATAACAAGCACAATGTCAGTAACAGGAACTATTTCAGAAACTGATCCTCAAGCTGCTGCTTTAAGTATTGCGTTAGGATAGGAGTACAATGGCAAATACTTTCAAAGTAAAAACTAATGCGGCGATGCCTGCAAGTGCTGGAACATTTTTAACTTTGTACACAGGTCCTTCAGCTACTTCAACAATCGTTATCGGATTAACACTTTGTAATGTTCACACTACTGCTGTAACTGCATCAGTAAAATTAGTTTCAAATACATCAGATACAGAAACAAATGAAGATGTTTTGTTAGTGAAAGATGTTGATATCCCAGCGAAATCGAGTTTAGAACTTTTATCTGGTGGTAAATATGTAATTCAAGCAACTGATGTTTTACAAATAGATTGTTCTGTTGCCGCAAAGATAGACGCAACATTAAGTATATTAGAGATAACATAGGAGTAATTGATGGGATACATTGGTAAGACTCCAACACCTCAACCATTAACAGCTACAGATATTCCTGATCTACCAGCAACAAAAATTACATCAGGAACTTTTCCAGCTTTAAATGGTAGCAATCTAACTAATCTTGATGCCGCAGATTTAACAGGAACTTTACCAGCTATATCAGGTGCAAACTTAACAGGAGTTAGTGCTGGAAAAGTATTACAAGTAGTATCTGCTGAAGATAGTTCAGAAAGAAGCACATCATCATCTAGTTTTACTGATATTGTTTCAGCATCAATAACTCCAGCCTCAACATCAAACAAAGTTTTAGTAATAGTTGGAGTTGCTGGAATAAGGAGAGATAGTGGGAACGGATATATAACGGCTAAAGTTGTTGATGGCTCTGGTTTTAGTAAATCTGTTGGTCATGCCATGTTATATAATGGCAGTTCAGGTGCTTTAAGAATAGGCTCTGCGAATGGCAGTTTTCTTCATACTACAAACACAACTTCACAAAAAACTTATACTGTTCAATTTAACAGTGCAACCAATGCCGCAACAGTTCTTGTTGGGGATAATGGAAGTTCTGTTTCATCATTAACATTAATGGAGATTGAGGGGTGAGTTTAAAAAATTTTAACATAGCAGTACAAATATTAAAAGAGGGTGTTGAAGTGATTTGTGTGAATCAAGTTACAACTGAAGAAGAATACAATAATAATGTTTTTTGGGTCACAGGCTCAGATGAAAATGGAAATGCAATTACAACTAATGTTTGTCCTCATTCAGAAATAACATGGACTAAAGTAAAAGAAGAAATGGATAAATTATGAGTTATATAGGCAAAGAACCCCAGACTGGTGCATACAATATGCTCGACAACTTGACTGCGAGTGCAACTGCAAGTTATTCCTTAACATTAGATTCAGTAGCTTTTGTTCCAGAGTCAGCAAACCATTTGATCGTATCACTCAACGGAGTCATACAAAAAGCTGGTTCATCATTTACAGTATCAAGTTCTACTCTTACGTTCAGTTCGGCATTAACAAGTTCAGATTCCATTGACTTCGTTTTAGCACTTGGTAATGTTCTTGACATTGGTACACCAAGCGACTCAACAGTTACTAATGCAAAAACAAATTTCGTATCAACATCATCTGCGGCTGGATTACAAATCAAAGGCGATGGTACTACTGACGGAACTTTACAACTTAATTGTTCACAAAACAGTCATGGAGTCAAAATAGCAAGTCCAGCACACTCAGCTGGTCAATCTTATACTCTGACATTACCAACGGGAAATGTAACTGCTGATAAATTTTTAAAAGTAGCAAGTGTAAGTGGTTCTGGTACAACAGGAATAGGTCAATTATCTTTTGCAGATGGTGGAGGAAATGCACCAGCTTTTCAAGCATACCAAGGTTCTGATAGTTCTAATTATACTATGGGTTCAGCAACCAAAGTGGAATTTAATATTGAAGAATGGGACGTTGGAGGTTGTTATAATAATACCTCTGCAACAGCTACTTTGAATGGAATATCTACTCCAGCTTATGCTTTTGCACCAAATACTGCTGGTAAGTATTTTGTTTATGCAACAGCAAGGCTAGATAGTTCAAGCAACTTTCCACATGATGCTTATTTTTATATTTATAAAAATGGTTCTGCGTACAAACAGTTCCAAAGAACTGGTGCTGGTAGTGATTTTAGTGGAAATCTAATGTTATCTGGTGCAGTAGATTTAAATGGCACAAGTGATTATATCCAAATTTATTTAATACTTTATAATGGTGTAAATGTTTTTTTAGATGGTGGTGCAGACAAAACAAGTGCTGGTGCGTTTTTATTAGGAGGTACTTCATAATGGCATCATTATTTACAAAAGTGAAATTATATTTAGAAGATAATTCAAAAACTTTTGAATCAGAAATAAATAACATACATTTACAAAATGATGGCGATGGAGATTATATTCACACATGGTCAGTTGATGGTTTAGATAAACCAACTGATGAACAATTAGACAGTTATGAAACTGCTGGTAATACTGCTGAAACAAATGATGGTATAGATGCAACTAGACGATCACAGTACGGAACATGGCAACAACAAATGGAAATGATTTATAAAGATCAAAAAAATGGAACAACAACTTTTAAAGATCACTGTGATAAGGTAAGATCGGATAACCCAAAGGAGTAATAGATGACGTTAGTGAAAGTTAGGAGTCGTGGAATAAACTTGGCAGATGATTTTGCATTTTCAGGCACAATCACTGGTGCTGGTGGTGGTAAAATATTAGCCGTTTATCAAGATTATGTAACAGCACAAATAGAAACTTCTTCCGAAAATACTTTTGTTGATGTAACTGGTTTGGCAATAACTTTGACTCCAGCAAGTGTTAATTCTAAGTTTTTGCTTAATTTTAATACTGTTGGTTCTAATATTTCAGGTGCATCACAAGCACTTAATGTAGCTTTAGATTTTAAAAGAGCAATTTCAGGTGGCACGACAACAGCAAGTATTATTAACACAACAAATAGTAGTGGTTTTAACAGAAGATATAATTACGATAATAGATCAGACGATTTAGCTGGTATAAACTATTTAAACACTACTTTTGCAATTTCATGGTTAGATGATCCTGACACAGCCTCAGCTATCACTTACACTTGTCAATTTATGAAATATCAGTGGGCTGGAACGAGTGGTCAGACTATGGGATTGACTGGAGGTATGTTTCAAATCATGGAGGTGGCATCTTGACATTATTAACTGAAAAAGGCGAAAATGTTAGTCAATTATATTATAATGCAATTAGAGCTTTAACTGATGAACACTATGTAATTACAATAAGAGCAGATAAAGATTTTGACATACAGTGGTTAGATAACGATCCAAACATAACTAAGCAACAAATTTTAGATAAAAGAGAAGAATTGGAAAGTTAAGAAATGGATAAACTCTAAGTTGAATGTGGAAACCTTTTATTATAGGCACAATATTAGCCACCATAATAATTTTTTTTCTTAATAGTATGATGAACTCAGCACTAGGTGCTGATACAAATACAACAGTAAGTTCAACTGTAGTTACCGACAAAGCACCACCTACAGCAAATAGTCCAAGCGTAGTCGTAAATAATTCAGATGTATGTAAAACTGCTGTTGCTGGGGCAGTACAAACTCAAATACTTGGTATTAGTTCTGGTATGACAGTGGTTGATGAAAACTGTGAGAGATTAAAATTATCAAGATCATTGTATGCTATGGGTATGAAAGTCAGTGCGATTTCTGTCTTGTGTCAGGACAGTCGTACTTTCGATGCCATGATTATGGCTGGAACTCCTTGCCCTTACATGGGGGCTATTGGTGAAGAGGCAAAACAAGGGTGGCTTGATAACATGGATATGATTCCAGAGGGAAGTGTTGTTTTTGCTAAAATGCAAGAAGTAAAAGCAGAAGAAGAAAAAACTAATCACACTGTAAGAGATTTGAATGATTTTGAAAAGTTTGTCATTGTGGGTATGGCTATGTATATTGGCGTGCCTATCCTTT